GCCTCTCATCTACGGTTCGAACGACACCGTTCAGACCTACTCGGGTTACGACCCGATCGCACTCACCCCACAAGAAGGTATCTCTGCCGCAGAGTTCGACTGGAAGCAGCTTGCTGGTTCGGTCGCGATCAACGGCCTTGAGGAAGCGAAGAACAGCGGCGAAGCCGCCATGTTGAAGCTTCTTGATGCCCGCGTGATGCAGTTGGAGGAATCGTTGAAGGACAAGTTCTCAACAATGTTCTTCGCTGCAACCCCTGGTGCGAACGACTTCAACAGCCTGCCGAAGCTGATTTCGGACACTGGTATTGCTGGCAACATTGATGCCACCTCAACGAACACTTGGTGGAGGTCGTATGTGAAGTCGGCTGCTGAATCACTGTCAATCGGTGGTGGCACCGCTGGCAACAGCATGACTTCGGCTTACAACACTGCGTCGAACGGCAACGATCACCCCGATCTGGGTATCACCACCCAGCTTCTCTTTGAGAAGTATGAGAGCTTGCTCCCAGCTTCGGTGCGTTACACCGACACGACAACTGCGAACGCAGGGTTCCAGAATCTTCTGTTCAAGCAGATGCCTGTCGTGTTTGACACCAGCTGTACTGCTGGCGAGTTCTACATGTTGAACTCCAAGTACATCCAGTTGGTTGGAATGTCGGGCAAGTGGATGGAGCAGACACCGTTCTTGCGTCCTGAGAACATGGATGCCAAGTACTCGCTGATCCTCAGCTACGGCAACTTGACGATCCGTAACCGCAAGCGTCACGCAAAGCTCACAGCGAAGACCGCTTAATTGGTTGGTTGGGGGAAGAACACCTAAGGGTGTTCTTCCCTTTCAACCTTGTTGTTCACACACATTTTTGAAAGAGGTTCATGTTATGGCTGGTAAAGGTAAAGGCCCAGATTCGCGGGTTCAGGGAAACATCCCAACCCCCAAGATCCCTGGTTCACAAGATTTGGCTGCGAAGGGTTCTGTCTTCATGTCGCATGGTGGAGCTAAGGCTGGCAAGGGCGGTAAGTGCTGATGCCTAACAAGCCAATACCAAAGCCAAAGCCAAACGGTGGCCGTCAAGGTTCCCCAGCTTCGACTGGGGCGGGCATCCCGCTGCCAACCCACAAATTGGTAGCGAAGAAAAAGGCCGCCGTTAATCCTGGCACCCGCAAAGGAAGCCCAGGCAACTCGGCATTCGTGAATCGGGATATGAAGAAGGCTAAGGCTGAGGCTAACAAGTATGGGTCAACCCGCTGATGGCTACCGCAAAGAACGCCAAGGGTTACAAAGCCCCCAGTAGCGCGGTGAAGGGTGCAAAGCCCGCCGCTAAGCGTGTCGCTGATTCAACCACCCGTGGTTTCGCAGGTTCATGGGCGCAGTCAAACACCCAAAAGGGTAAAGGCCGCTAAATCAATGGGTGATGTTGTTCTTCATCTTCGGTTGGTGATCCAAGCACCAAACCCTGTTAAGCGTGTACGTCCACGCATCAAACCTGACACCGAGACAGTGGACTCTGCGGAGTCCACCGTCGAAGACGGCAAGGTTGATGCTGGCGAAGATACCGCTGAGGGTGAACCGAAGGTGGAGAACGACCCACCTCAAGGTGTTGGTTTGAAACCGAAAGTGAAACAGGATGTTTCACGGTTGGATCAGTATCGCACCCAGTTCGCTTTGGATCGTATGGTTCCAAAAGCGAAAGCCAAATCGTTACCGTTCAAGGGGTAACACGCACAGCTATCTGTGATGGCTGTGACACCTGTTCTTTCCCACAAACTGTACGGCGAACCTGTGACAGGTGCCCGCCTTTACGATCCTGAAACCACCAAACTTGCACCCCCAGGTGGGATGCCGTACGAAGGCCGCGGTCGTTGTGTCGCCAAAGCTGACACTTGCGACGCGTACCCTGAGAAAGACTCAGAGTTTTGTTACGCCCATAACCGTGCGTTGCGGTTGGCTGCGGCAAAGAAAACTGAGGCTGAAGATGCTGCCGCTGCTGCTGTCGTCGCACAGGTCGCTGAGGATCACCGTGTGTTTGTGGAACATTTGAAGCAGGTTGAGGTTGATGCGGCATGCGCTTTGGCGAATGCCGCTGAAGCAGTGCGTGCGGCGACAGTATGAACCGTGTCGATTATGCGACTGCGGTGAGGGCGATCACCGATTTGACGACGGATGATTTGTCGGACAACACGTTGTATTTGTATTTGAAGAACGGTTATCAGCAGCTGATGGCTTCGCAGCGGCGTTGGCCGTGGCTGGAGGCGTCTGCGACGTTGACCACTGTGGTTGATCAGCGTGCGTATCCGATCAGTGCGATTGGTGCTGATTGGCGTGAGGTGATTTCGATCATCAACCCAACTACACCGCACACGTTTCAGTGGATTGATTATCCTGCGGCTGAACGGGTGTGGATGGGTACACGTGATGTTGCGGGTGTCCCGTTGTACTGGTCGAAGTGGGAGGAGAACATTTGTTTGTTCCCGAAACCTGTTGCTGTGTACGGGTTGGTTGTGCGCGGGTATCGCAAAACGATCGATTGGACGAACAGCGATGGTGTTGAGGCTGATCTGGATGTGCGGTTACAACCTGTTCTGATCGATTTTGTTATTGGTGAGATTTACAAGTTGCAGGAAGATGTGCAGATGTCCCAGTTTTATCATGCTGCGTACGCTGAGGCTGCTGGTCGTATCTCTGCGGATGTGATGCGTGAACCTGCTGCTGGGCCGTTGGTGTTGTCTTCTGGGAACAAGCTGGTGTTGCCGCATGGGCCTCGCCTTGGCGGCTTGTACTGGGATATTTGATGGCTGGCCGTTTGCAGGTTGCTCGTACTGACGATTTTACGGGCGGGTTGAATCTTCGTGCTGACGCTTTTCAGTTGGGTGGCAATGAGTCACCTGATTTGTTGAATGTGGATATTGATCCGCGTGGCGGGTTCTCGATGCGTCGAGGGATTCAACGGTGGAACACTGCTGCTGTCGGTGCGATTGCTGCTGCTTCGTTTACTCCGAAACGGTTGTGGGTGTGGGAGACAGCAACACCACAAGTGTTGGTGGCTGCGAACAGCAAAATCTTTTATTCGACCGCTGGAACATTTACGGACACAACGATCACGACAACCGCAGCACATGGTGCTTCGTTTGCCGCATGGTCTGGTGCGACTAGCGCCGTGTATGTGTCGTCTGGTTCAGGGTCGGTTGGCAACAAGTGGTCTGGGTCTGCGAAGACGGCGTTGACGGCGTCTGGTGCTGCGCAGTGGCAAACCTCGTTTGCTTCACCTATTGGGACGCACATGCCGAAAGCGGATCATTGTGCAACCCATCAGTCACGAATGTGGGTGGCGTCAACCAATGAGGACGCTACAGCGTTCCCTGACAGGGTGAGATGGTCGCATCCTCTGTTCCCTGAGTCGTGGCGTCAAGAGGATTACATTGACATCCCTGAGGGTGGCAGCGGGATCACAGCGTTGGTGTCGTTTGGTGAAACGTTGTTGGTGTTCAAGAAACGCAGTGTTCACGCCATTTACGGTTTCGATAATGACACATGGTCGAAGGTTCAGTTGACTGGCAAGTTGGGGACGGTTAGCCCGCAAACGGTTGCTGTTACTGAAGGCATGGTGTACTTTTTTTGTTGGCCTGATGGTTTGTTCGGGTTTGATGGTCAAGGGTTCCATGATTTGTTCATGTCGATGCGCCCGTTGATCCAGCTGGGTTCGGTAACTGATGCTTCGATCACGAACTCGCATGTTGCGGTTCTGAATCGTCGCATCTGGGTGTCGTTGCCTGCGGGTGGCACTTCGACTGCGAACTTCAGTTTGGTGTTAGACCCGACGTTAGGGGACGGCGGGGCGTGGGTGAAGTTTCAGTTGGCTGGCAATGTTGCTGGCGTGACAGCTGGTGCTGATCTGACGTTGGCTTCAGGCCAACGTCTGTCGTTGGCTTGTCATCCGACTGAACCGTATGTGTTGCAGGTCGATGTGCAGGACAATCAGACGGGGACGTTGGCGAACTTCGATTCGTATTACACAACTCGTTGGCAGGACACGGGAAATGTGTCGAACCTGAAGATGTGGCGGCGTCCCGATCTGATCGTGAAGCAAGCGTTTGTGGCGACGACAATCACGTTGAGTGTGTTCCATAACTGGGATGAGACAACGGTGAAACGTTCCACATCGGTTGTGTTGGGTGTTGCTGCTCCTGCTGGTGTGTGGGCTGCTGTGGGTGCGGAACCTGATGGTGTTTTGGGTTGGGGCGAGTTCAGTTGGGGTGCTGCGGCGTCGGGTTCAGAGTATGCGCATGGCGGCAACCTTGGGTTGGCGCGTGCGGTGCAACTCAAGTTCGCTGGCCCTGGTGGCAAAGCGTGGGGTGTTGATTCGGTTACTTACAAGTTCAACCCAAGAAAGATCAGGTCTTAATGTCTACGTTGAGTGTTCCTAACAGTTTCACGAACGGTATCAACCCTGATGCGGGGTTGATGAACGCCAACTTTACGGCGGTCAAAACGTTCGCTGAGGTTGAAAGTGTTCAACGTGATGGGTCTGTGGCGTTCACGGGTGTGGTGACGTTTGTGGCTTCACAGTCGATTCCTCGTTGTTCGGCGCAAGCAAAGTGTTTGGCTGGTGGTTCTTCGATTCCGAACTCAGGTACTTTTACGTCGATCACGTTCACTGCTGAGAACTGGGATTCAA